TTGCCATTATGCCAAGTCTCCTACCACTGTGAATGTGTTTGTGCCTGTGCAGATGATGGTTGCAGCAGAGTATTGTGTACGAAGTTTGGTGCCAGTACCAGTAAACGATGATGTGCCATCGTTAGCGATAGTTACTTGACCTGCTCCAATTGCTTGGATGCTAACCGTCTGACCAACTGAGAAGACTCCCGATGGGATAGTTACAGTAATTGCGCCAGTGTTGTAAAGCGTTACCAACTTGGCTGCGTCAGCAGCGACAAGGGTGTAAGTCGTATTAGTTTGAGCGTTAATACCTAGCGCAATTACTGGCGCTGTACCAAATACTAGCGAGCCTGTACCAGTTTCGTCTGATATTGCTGAGGCTAGGTTGGCTGAGGTTGGAGTTGCTAGGAATGTCGCTACGTTAGTTCCAAGCCCAGATACAGCAGTTGAGATTGCTACATTTGAGATAGTGTTTGATGAACCTGAGATAGTCTTATTGGTCAGGGTTTGGGTATCGGTTGTGCCTACTACAGTTCCAGCAACACCATGTGCAGTTGTAGCAGCCACATGGTCTTGTAGATCTGTAAGATCTTGGGCTACGATTACGTGGCGTACTACTGCTCCGGCATTGTGGGCTGTTGCCGATGTTCCGTTAAAAGAACGGGTTATGTTTAGAGTATAACCTGAATAGCTGTTAACTAACACCAGTTCTTCAGAAGCGGTATTGTAGTCAAGAGCAACTACGAAAGGTTGCCCTGATGTTGGATAGCCTGTTGGAGAACTAGACAAAGTAACAGACGTTGCCGAACTGTTAATGCTAGAAGCAACTGTGTTATCAACGGCAGTTGCAGAGTAATATCGTCTTGTAGCCATAGGCCTTCCTTAGCTTGTGTAGTGCGTACGTGGGGGGAATTGTTCTTGCAGACGGCGTACTTCAACAAGTAGACGTTGCTGGTAAAGTTGTTGCAATGAACGACCAATGTTGGTTGCTGAACCAACTGGGTCATTACCTTGCTGAGCATCTGCTTCAGCGGTAGCCGCAGGTACACGACCTAAATCTAGGTACATCGCTGTACGGTAGGCAGCACCAAGAATGATTACTTCTCGTGCTGAGTCAGGTAAACCTGTCATTGTAAAATCGTCTGTATCGTATTGAAGGTTGGTTGGCTTCTTAGCGTAAGTAACCATTACGGTACGACCCGGAATAATACCTTCACGGATTGAGATTGTCTTACCGCTGTTCCAAGTTACTGGGTTAGCCATCTTGTCAATGCGGTAGTGACGAATTGGTAGCCATTCTTTAGATGGTCCAATTGTCTGCCATGAGGCACCAAGAATTGAGATTGCTTCTTGTGGCAGTTGGTAAGTAGTACGAGCTGCTTGCCAAGTAAAGGTGGTGTAGTAAGTGCCGAACAGATCTGGGTAGACACCATCAATGGCTAGGTTAATATTCCGGCGGATAACTGATCGCGGAAAGGAAGGCGTGATAGTTACACGGGTACCAGCACTATGAGTGGTGGCAACTGTGTCTCGGAAACCTCTGCCATATGCAGGGATGGTAGCCGTATTTGTAGTACGGTTAAATGAGTCTACCCAAATTAGTTCGTCGTCAATTTCTACAAGTCCACGAGTTAATACTGTTCCATCTGCTACGGTAAAGGTAGTTGCCGTTGCAGTCATAGGGGCAGTAAGAAACGTAGCCTGATCTTGGCGGTTTGTATAACCAGTAAGCGCCAGCTGAGTTTCGTTGATGACATCTATAAAGGTCGTAATTTTATATTACCTCTCTTACTTTTACATGAGGACATTGATTATCTGCCTTTGTCAAGATGTAATCCTCGCTGCCGCTTCGGCTTCGCCTAAACCAACTGTGCCTGCTAAGGCATTGAGAATACCTGGTGTATCTAGGAATAGATTTTTACCACCATGCCTTACGGCATAGATTTGGTTTAGGGCATCAATACCACGTGATGCTTTTTTGCCAGCCACGTTGTAATACCACTGAACGGCGGCACCATTGAAGTCTAGTTGTGGCACACTATTAACAATTGTGCCTGCTAGACGGTTCAAATGATAAACCGTTGATAAGCCATCTCCTGATGCCATTATTTACCTTTCTTGGAATGGTATTTCTTTGTAGCCTTAACTCCAGCGGCAATGGTCTTAACGCCAGCCACTTTGGTTAGATCAATTACTTTGCCACTTTTGTGCTTGACAACCACATCTTTGGTAATCGTGTGAGATTTACCAGCAACCTTGATTGTCTTTGCCATTACTTAGTTCCGCCAACGCCTTCGTATTCACCGTAAGGTGACTTTGTAGGCTTGCCGTCTTTTGCTGTAGAACCTTTTGTTACGCTATTTGCTGAGCATCCACATTCTTTGCACATGTTACTTTCCCTTCTTTGCTGGTAGGACCTTCTTCAAATTTGGATTAGCCTTCTTAGCGGCTGGTGATGCTTTGCGTGTTGCTGATGCTAGGATCGCTCCAGCACGTTCCATTGGGATACCTTGCTTCTTAGCAATACCCTTTTGTGCGGCTGCGAAGCCCATGCCCTTTTTTGCTGCTGCCATTAGATTGCTCCTGTTTCTTTCATTACCTTTGCGGTGCGCTGGGTAATCTTCTTTGCGGCTGGCATTGACTCACCGTTATATGCAACGCCTAATTTGTCGCTTGCCGCTTTGGCTTCGTTAATAGCTTTCATGGTTGTACCACCAGGTTGGATGCCTTCAGCTCTAGCCTTACGATAGGCTTCTAGTTCGCCGTCCCATTTCTTTGCAGACATATGTTCTGCACGGCCAGCATCACCAGCACCAAGTTGGATTGTTAAAAGTTTGCAAGGAAAGCAGCCATCAACATAATCAAAATGCTCATTATGATCCGATGGTGTTTTGTCATAAACTGGCGACTCAGGATAAGTTTCATTACATTCTTTGCAGATGTACTCAACTGGTACCCAATTGTCTTTGGCATCAAAGCCCCACTTATTTACTTGACTTACGTGTTGATGTTCGCTCATTCTTCACTTTCTGAAAAAATGTTAGGTTTCGCTGGATGCGATCTGTTTCAGGTCCATCACCTTTAACCGCTGCTCTAGCAAACGCTAGGGCTTCATCAAGATGGTTAAGGTTGTATGAAGCAATTGAGGCAAGGTCATATGCTTTCCAGTCCCAAACTGCTGACTCGTAGCAGTAGTGCATGGATCTAACACGCTCCAAAGCGTTGATAGAAGCATCTAAGCACCTAGCCCAATTGTTATTGCGGTAAGCATCTACGGCTACGCCGTACCATGACTCACCTTCTAAGGGAAGAATTTGTACGCCTTTGTCAAACCACTCAGTAGCCTTTTCCTTGTTACCAAGGTTATGCTCTGACTCACCTGCCCATCGGCAGACTGCGGCTTGTTCTACATCCCAACCATTGCAGGCGATCTGCTTCTTAGCAGCATCTATACAATCTTGCCAGCGTTGGTAGAAATAATATTCTCTGCACATGTATGTCCACATACGTGCATCATTTGGGTTTTCTTTAACTGCTAGTTCTAGCAGATCCATGTATTGCCCACGGGATTTTGTTTGGTCTGGATTGTGTGAGATTTTTGCTTCTGGTATGTTTACATACCTAGCATCTCCACCTTTGTACCAGTATGGCACTTCGTGGCAAGGGTATCTCCAAGTCCAGCCAAAGCGGGAATGAAGTTTATCCTTTTGCCAAGTAGAGCCAGTATCAAAACTAACCCAAGCTGCGTTAGTCTCTATAGTCCATTTGCGTCGGACCTTTTCAAAAAAACCTTCTTCGCAAATCTCATCCATATCAAGATATAGACAAGCATCTGCATCTTCGGGTAATAACCCAAGAGATATGTTGCGAGCCATGTCAAACCTAAAAGGTTGAACATGCGATTGGTAAACCGTTACTCCCAGTTCTCGGAGTTTTTCCTGTGTACCATCCGTAGAACCAGTGTCAACGACAACACGATAATCAGCGTCTTTAGTAGTTTGCGCCCAACGTTCTGCATGCTTAATCTCATTCTTTGCTATAGCGTAGGCTACGATCTTGACCATAGCGCTATCTTATCACATACCGCCTAGTAATAGTATTCCTGGGAGAGCCGACGCGTCAGCGCCTGTTGGTCCTGTGGATCCAGTTGCTCCCGTATTTCCAGCAGCTCCAGTCGGTCCTGTAGGACCAGTAGCCCCCGTCGTTCCAGCCGCACCAGTGCTGCCAGCAGATCCAGTCGCGCCCGTTGCCCCAGTGTTGCCAGTCGCTCCCGTAGATCCTGTTGCACCAGCCGCTCCTGTCGCTCCTACAGCACCTGTACTACCTGTTGGACCTGTCGCACCTGTATTACCAGTTGAGCCTGTAGATCCTGTAGAACCTGTTGCTCCCGTTGGTCCAAGTTGTGTGTACATAATCTGTTCAACGTGAAGATTCACGCTTGGAGATGCAGGACGAGTCGGAGATGAACCAGCAGCAACTGCTAGTAATTCCATATAGGTGTTTTGTGATGACCAGTAGAACTGGATGTAGTCACCA